AGTATACGGTCAACTATACCTAACCCATGTGAAGGTATTCAACAAATACTTATCAAGGTAATATACGAAAACGATCGCGGGCGGGGTCCCGTTCAAAGTATAGAAGCATACGCGTCCCCTATATTTTCGTTCAATTATAACGCATCGTACCTTAACCGTAACGATACGTTACCTACACCCGAGGATGGTACTATCCGACCAATATCCATGTTTAATTATAATAAGGGATTATGGAGTGATACTCAAAACGTACTCGTCATTAAAGATTATATTTTCAGACACGACTCTGTCTGTTCACCAACAACTTATTACACTCGATTACGGGATTTCCTAACACACATTCGTGAAATATACAGTTACGACGGGGCGATTACGGGAACGGATTGGTTATGTAGACCCCCATTATTACCGGAACCTACGTACGACAGAGATATAACATTACGAAATGTTTCAAGAACTGTAATGGAACTCGTCGATAAAAACTCGGAAAATTTACCCGAAGGTGATTATTTGAAAATATGCGATGAACTTAAAAGGATAAGGGATTTATAGAGTAGTATGATATGTCGGCTCTCAATAGTCTTAAGAAATATCTAAAAGGTAAAGGACAGGAAATAAACGATGAATGGTATGTCAAAATAGAAACTCGAAAATCGGGTAAATCCATGGGTATGACCGATAACTATTACTTTTCACCGGAAGGTAAACGATTCCGGTCCATGATCGAGGTGTATAGATTTCTAACGACGGGTGATAAATTTGAACGCGATGAAAAAACAAAATGTTTGAAAATTAATAAAGAAAATAACGATGAAATAATGGATGATTTATGTGAACTTGTATCCGATATGTACATAAATGATAACATTAAAAATTTACACGACACAAATTCGGGTATGTTTCTGAAATTGAAAAAGGATTCCGTCAACTTTATAGATAGTAAATTACAAAAAACAAGAATTCAAATTATGAGTGAAAAATATAGTATTACAATTCCAAAGGATACACCGGAAGAGAATATAATACACTATTCGAAAGCGAATGCCGCCAATTTAGTAAAAAACTTTTTTAGAAGTGCACCCTCGTGTTTGGGGTGTGGTGCGAAGAAAAGTAGACAGTGTGTCTTAACGCATGCACATACTATCAAATCTAGACCCGAAATTTTAAAAATGGCTGTATCTGAATCACGAACTGAAGAAGGGTATCAAACGCACGTAATACTGAGGAAGTTTATAGAATTACATAAACAGTACCCTGTCGCAACGTTGTGTTGGGAGTGTCATCATACTCTTGGTTAAAAAATGTTATATATATTATATAAAAATGACAAATTATATTTTAACTGGAAATCTTAATGTCACGATTCTTCATCTGGGCAAAATGTCTAAGTCGACCCTGAATATGACTTTGTTTTCTGTCTTTTAGAATGTCCGGCTTCTTATATAATTTCCAAATTATAAGACCACCCGGAGTTTTAGATGTATGTTTAACACTTTCACGGAGTGCTTCTTCTTGTTCACGTGTCCATGCTCTATTTGTAATCTTTTCATGTGCTTCTTTATTTTCCTTATGTGTTAACCATCTTAGATTTTCTAAACGATTATCTTGTTTATTTTCATTTATATGGTCTACAACTGGTTTATTTTCCGTATTTTCTAAGAAGGTTAGTGCTACTATTCTATGTCCTTTTACAGTTTTTGCTGGATATATGCTACGATGACCTTTTTGACTAAATGTATAAACACGATAACCTCCACACGTAGAACCTTTGATTATTTTTTTATTTTTCTTCTGTCTAACACGTCCTAAAGTTGATACTTCATATTCATTTACTGGATTGTAAAGAATTTTAGGAGTAACGGTAGCCCAAACTTCACCGTGAATTTCCTTATTCTGATTTTCATCATATACCCATTTATATCCAAATTTTATACCAAGTGTTAGAGCGGCGTGAGATATACGTGCACATATAGAATTAATATTAATTTTTCCTTCTTTGTTTAGAATAAGACTTAAATCTTTATTCATTAGTGACATTCCTGCAGATTTATTACTTTCGAAACGCTCCAATTTTTTACCATCGAGATCACATTTCCATATACCCTTACCAGTTGAATTATTTATTGGATAAGTTTGATTTGCGCGTTGTTCTTTCTTTGTAGAAAATCTTATGTTGTTAAGACGGTTATCATCACGTTTCTGATTTATATGATCTATTGTCATATCATATGTATATTCTGTTTTAGGAATAAAGGTTCTACCTACAAGTCTGTGAATTTGTGTAATATCCGTTCGGGGAGACCCACTTTTATTATACTTTATATTATCACCGGGTAGAACCGAAGCGGCGACATAACCACCCGGTCGCGAATGTTTGTTTTGTATACCCTTCCTAAAATGACGAACATTACCCATATTACTTACATCATTATTTGGGTAATCCCTAACTTGTTTCCATACCTCTATTCCTAAAATTGTATACAACAAATCAATACAATAACTCGAACGTGTTGGTTCAATAAACGTTTTATTGGTTCTATATATTTGATCTTTCCGCATCCTCAATTTAAATATCAATGCCCAACATCTTTAAATTAATAATCTAATTAAAGATTAATTCATTAAACTATATATAATGACTACCTACAACCAAAAACCCTGTGAATTCAAATACAAAATCGACTCGTGTTCGAAAGTCGTTGACGGTGATACCGTTGACGTTCTTATCGATTTGGGGTTCGACGTACTCATTCGCCAACGCGTACGATTGCTCGGTATCGATACCGAAGAATCACGAACGCGTGATTTGACCGAAAAGGTTTACGGGAAACACGCCAAGAAGAAGCTTGCCGGGTGGGTAACGAAAGCTGTCGAGTGTGATAAGGACGATATCGAGATTGAATTGAGATGTCAAGAACGCGACTCGGTCGGTAAATACGGACGCGCACTCGGTGAACTTTGGGTTCACGAAGATGGGATTTGGACGAACGTAAACAAATGGATGTGTGAACAAGGCTACGCCGTACCATACGTCGGACAAAACAAAGACGATGTTAAGCAACACCACATGTTACACCGAAAAATGTTAGCCGAACGCGGTGAACTCGTCATTGATGAAACTGGAAAGTTTTTGTCATCTTAAATTAATTATATTTCACATAACAGTACATGTTCTATATAATTAAAAATATATAAGTAAATGTCAATAACAGTATCAGACTGTTTCACTTTGTGTTTCACTTTGTGTTTCACTTTGTGTTTCACACCCGTCTTTAAGTTTTGCACCCTTTTCCGTACACCCAACAATATTTTTTTCGTCAGTGGTATCGCCTTCATAGGATACACCATCCGTATTAGGGTAAAAGAAACATATATTTTTTAGATTATCATCGTGTTTTTCCGTTCTATGACCCCACATTTTATACCCCATTTTAATTGCGTATAATCTACACTTTTCGAGAGTTCCACCTAGTCCATTTCTATTAGTACGAGTTACACTAGAATCCCACCCTTTTGTATAATCTATACCACTTTGTATTTCTGGTGAAATATACCTATCCAAAAGATAATTTTCAACTTTTACCCTATCCTTTTGAGATAAAGCTCGTCCGTACACAATAATTTCATGAACGGCCCAATCACTCGATTCACGAGCAGCATTTTGACCCATATTTATAGCTATTTTACCGGGTGCCTGACCATTAAATTTTGTACTACGTTTATCACCATTAGAAAAAAACTGTGTTTTATACGCTGTAGTTTGAATCCATGTTCTTCCAGAACCGTGTACATTAACTTGTGGTGTTACCCATTCTTTATTACCATAATACGCGAGTCCCGTGCGACCAGCGTGCCACCCAGCCAGCCAGTTTACATCTGTACCCTCGAATATACGATCCTTTTTATTATTATTATACCGGGCGACTGTAAAAAGTGTCCAATTTGAACCAGTAAAATCGAATGGTATTATTATACCATCTTCTACGCTTCCATAAACGTACTTTCCTGATACCGGGTCTACTGTATTTTTTAACAAACCCTTTAAATTATCATCTTTTATGTCATTACCGTTACCAGAAGTATCATTCCATTTTATACCATTTTCATCTAAAGAATTACCCGTATACCAACACTTAATACCATTAGGTAAAATAGTACCTGATACCGAAACACCGACATCCATTTTTGTTACACTATTTCCAGACTCGTCTGTAGTTGTTGTGGTACCACTGTCATAAATAAATATTCCACTGAGTGATCCTATAAGTATGGATACACAACTGGCGAACATAAAAATAAGTAGTAATATCTTTTGTGAACCACCTGCCATATTAACTTAGACCAATAAAAAAAAATTGGTTTAAAAATATTAATCGATAAAAGAGGAGAATATGACGACGAATGAATACTATAACGTCGTTATAAACCCGGGTGATATACCTGTATTAGGTATAGATGATACGGCTGAAAGACCTCTACCATTACCTGATCCGGAACCCGAACCGGAACGAAATCACATGAGAAATATAGATGTAAGAAGTGTTAAAATACGTGGCGTGTATAAATTTATGCATTTTATTATGCTTTTTATAACAATAATGGGTACTATTATGATATCGGATAATTATCGAACACTTATGGATACATTTATGGCTGCAATATCATACGTTTCAATCCTAGAAAATAATATTTATATTTTAAAAATGCATATATTTTATCTTTCGGTGTGTTTTACGATGGCATCATATAATTTTCATTTCGAATATATTATATATTATTTCGTATATAGTCTTTTAAATGTATGTACACTTGTACATCTAGCATTCGATCGACGCGATTATTATATAAGTCAATTAATATCTGTATTTCCGAATCCATAAATTACATACCCATTTTTCACCCGATTTAACGGGTGCGCCACCATGTAACGCTTTTTTAGTTATACATTCGTAATTGTTTAACGTATTAAAGAACAACGCATCACCCTTTTCCAAACGGTACCGTCTCTTTATATTTGGAAATTCTGTTTCACCACCTTCATACTCGTCATTCAAGGCAATTATGAATGTGTACATACGTTTATTTTTATCCCCGATTAACGTGTCTTGATGAGGTTTATAAAACCCACCAGGTTCGTATTTAAGAACTTGTAAATCTTCACAATTTACTAAAGGTCTATCTGTCATAGATACACATTTACGTATAAGTTTATCAACAACTGGATCTTCGGATGCTTTTAGCCACGCAGTTTGACTTTTACGTATCTTTTCATCTATATCACGATTTTTAGATACTGTAGATGTTTCTAACTTTTTAGACGCTAATTGTTTTATATGTTCACATTCATCTTCACGTAATACATTTTTTAATACTCTGGGTTTTTCATATATGGGTATGAAAAACCATATAATCAGTAAAAATGATACAAATAATATAATTCTATTCATTTTCTACTATACGTTAAGAATATTATTCTTCAATAAATATTGGGGTGGACACAGTAATAAGTTTACTAGTATATCTGTATATCTTCCAAATATAGTATCATAATGAATAATAAATGCCACAAACCAAAAGTAAAGTGATACAAGGTAGTGTAATTTAGGCATACCAAATGTACTTTTAATTACACTTACGATCAAGTTTACATCCATATACTTTTTATCATGAATACTCGATTTATAAATGATAACCATGGATAAGAAGTTAAAAACAAGTTCCATATAATCGAAACCACCTTTTAATACATACCCTAATCGTAGTAAATCTACATGTCTGGATATATAAACAAGTTTATACATAGTTTCATTTCTATGTAAATGATAAAACAGACTCGTTACGCTACCAAAATTCTCTAGAATCATAAATGGAAAAAGTGATGTAATTGCCGAAGCTAATTCTATTAATTTCATTTATGATGTAAACGACTCTATTCTTAAAGTGCGCGTAAAAATATATAATAAGGTACCGAACAATTATACCTATTTCGTATTTTTGTTATGACGTTATTCGAATAATCCGCTAATGCGTGAACGGTGCGCATTATATCTTTAGTTTTAGTTGGATCAATTACCCATTGACGAAGTAAATCACCACACGTATCAGAGAACATACCGTATATATTCCGTATATCCTCCAATTTAGATTTATGTTTATCACGTCTCTGAAGCTCTTTTTTAAATTCGTCGTCAGATATAATTTTCAATAAATAGTCTACACGTAACCGTAGATTATCGTCGTCGCCAATTCCATCGTATCTATATATAATATCTCTATCCAATAGAGTAAGTTTATAACTTAAATCTAATATATTTACATTTGCTTCATTTTCTTCGAGTTCTGCGAACGTGGGTCTTCCACCACAAGGTATATCTCCATGTTCTCTCGAACGTTTTTTAAATTCGAAATAATGAGGGTTGTGTACGCGACCTGTTTCTATACGTCCCGAGCGCCAGTCAAATGCAGTATGACACTCTGTACACCACATCTGTGCACACCCATCTATTTTATGTATCATTGTACCACATTTAGGACACGGTTTCGTATCTTTGTTTATGAGTTTCATGGTTTCAACCGTTTCGGGATCGCACACGTGATTTGAATCTATAATAACTTCATTACAATGTTCACAAAACTCTTGAACACATAACCCACATTTCATATCCGTATCTAAAAATCCTCTACACTCTTCGTATGGACACTTACGTATAAATTTTTCATTTCCATTTGAAGATATATTTAATTCGAGTGTATTTACCTTATGCACAATTTCCTCTATTTCTATACGCATATTTTCTAGAGCAGTATCATAATCCACTGTTGAATTACGCATTCTTACCGCTTCTCTACGCATATCTCTCATAAGAAACATTTGATCTAAAAGTTCAAAATACCGTAATCTAAGTTCTTTCATTTTTATTCTGTATTCTGCGTATGGTTGAGTTTCCGGCATTCGCGCCATTTCACGTTCGTATAAAATTTGTTCTCGATGTCTTCTATAATCAACGTTTCTAAAACGTTTTGTACAAAACGAATCTATAAACTCGCGGTCATGTTCATGTTTACATTTCATACAATGTGGTTCTTCTGTAGTTGACAATAAATAGGTTTGGATACATGTTTTACATGCATCGTAACTACAATGAGGACACGTAACCTTTTTACGTTGTGTTTTATTGTACTTATCGCAACATACTGTGCACGTACTCATACTTATTATATAACGCGGGTTTTCTTTAATTATTTAATTTCAATGGTCCACTATAATTTAAGAGTATAGCTGTAATGATAGTTAATATATTTTTTTCTCATGTGTAAGTAAAGTAATATGATCTTACGTAAATTTAACGATTCGGAATATGAACCACATCTCCAGGAATTTCTGAGAGAATATTATGCAGCTGAATTCCCGTATTTTTCTTTTAAAAATGGGTGTTTAGGTATAATACCTAGATTTCCTAAACTTATTAGATTAGGTAAATGTAATTTAATAAGACGGAGTATAAAATCTAAAATGAAACATACGACACCAACAAGTATTTTATTTGTAAATATGTCAAATAGAAAGTTAAAAGTGATAGTAGAGGGTAGATGTAGTAAATTAACTGGATGTGGTATAGGTGCAATGGGAAGTAGTATTAATATGAGTGTAGATCCATCGGAAAATAAGAAACAAAAGTGTGTTATAGAACCAAGAATACATGATAATAGTTTTATTTCAAATTTTAGAAACAAAAGGTGGTTTCATAGGTTAATGTTTAATGACG